TACCATGCTAAATCTATATTTCTGTTGGCTGAATCTGTGTTGGCAAGCAGTAAAGCGCGGACAATTGCAGAATGATTGTTAGGAACTGTATATACAGCCGTCTGATCTGTTGTTGTCAAATCTACAGAATTACTAAAGAATTTAGAAGCATCACTTGTGATAGGCATTATTTTCTATCCCAATTAAACACGTCGCGGTGCTTCTTCCAAAACCAGTTGCCTATACGAGTAAAAGGCTTGCCAGTATTTAGCAAACCTAGTGCAAGGTATTTAATAAAAATTGATGTCGTCTTCGATCTCAAAGACTGCGTTGAGTTTTTGATTTGCGTCAACCCATTCTGCCAAAGCAGCATCAAGCCGTCCAAGATCGGTTGTACAATGTTTAAAAGTGTATTCCGCATTCTTTTTTTGTGCCTCGTATCTATGTCTAAGGGCGTCTATAGCAAGAGTTCGCATGTATTCTCCTCTGAATGTATTATAGAGAAAAACCAGCGTATTGTCAAATGTTTTGTAGGACTACCCACAATATAGGCAGAGTAAAGGAGATAAAGAGAACGATAAGCCCGACGATAAACAGATTGTAGATCAACTCGTCGCGTTTCTTGGCTGCTATGAGTTCCTGTTCCTTTTGCTTCTTACGTAAATCTGCCTGTATTCGAATGATGTCCTGCCACGCATTCATACCGTACTGTCCTACGATATAGTTGCGAAGGTCGTTTTCCATCTGTTCAGCCTTCTTCTTGGCTGCAAACGTTTCGAGGGCTTCTTCTTCGACAGACCCAAACCGACGACCCTTTGCTTTACTATGGCCGGTTTTTACGTCGTTGATGGCGTTCATCCAGCGACCTAAGTCGGCTGTCATGGACTCAACTTCTTTACCTACCTCGAATCCCTTTTTGATTGCGGAGTAGGCCGTACTTGCAATCCCGATAGCAGTGATTGGGTCCATTGTTTCCTCATTTGGCTATTGGTTTGCATACTGCTGTTATTTTTATGCGTCTGTTGTCTCCTATGGGGACGGGTTGTTGGTTAGACAACCTCTCTGCAAAGTATAGGCATCTGTCAATATTCGCGAATCGCTGGGTTTGGTCTATTAAGGTTGCACCCAGATATACAGTAAGTACGAACTCAATCATTCCATCGGGTGTCTGGTGGGGTTCATTAAGAAACGTATCTCAGTTTCCATAATGCTCACACGCCGCAACAAATCTACAATCTTATCCATGTGCATACTGTTGCTATCTGACGCCTCGAATAAGCCTTCAATAGCCTCAGTGTTACGCATGATGTCACGTTTCATATTTACGTTTTCTTCAATAGCCATGCGGCTAGACATCTGCTTGACTGTCTCCTCAAGCTGAGAAATAGTCTGTGCTTGTTGGCTAACCCACCACACACCGCCAGAGATTTGTAGCACCATTGCAATTACAAGGGCGACAGGAAGTTTTAAGTTTTCCATTACGTCAGCGTGTCTCCGCACTACGTTGTGCACCACGAGGCTGCACTCTTCCGCCGTATTTCTTTTGAGATTTGCGGTAATCAACGTAAGAATCTGCACTATCAAAGTAGCTAGGAAGTTCGATACCTTGATCTTTGTATAGTTTCTTAATGCCGTCGATGTTACTATTGTAATAACTTTTGTGCATACGAGACGGAGCATCTGACGGAAACGGCTTGGGTAGACTTGTAGATTCTTTTTTCTTTTCTTCTACCATTCCGATTTGCTGTGCAATCGTTTTCATCTAAAATTCCCCTGTTCTCATAGCTTCCGATAACTTAACTGACCTAGATTTTACCTGTTTTGCCCATCTGGAATCCATCATCTCCATCCCAGCTATATCAAACCGACCTTCATGAATAGAATTCCACATCTTCACGAACTTACACAAACGAGGGACACCCATGTTAAACGCCATGTCCATAAGGATTAGTTGGCGTACAGAGTCTAGGTTTTCTACGCAGGGGTGAACCCGACACAACTCGTTTTCAACAATTCGAATGTCGTTCAAGGCAAGGTAACGAGCATCAGCTTCGGTAATACCATGTTCATAAACAACCGACATGCTAGGGATATCCATGTATTCTAGTTCTTCTTTGGTGATACCTCTGTCTTTTAGGTTACGACCAATTCCGATAGTTTCGATACCCAAGCTATCTTCGTAGACAGTTAATACCATGCCTTCGTGTTCGATGAGTTTATCTAGGAAATGCGAAGTATTGTATTTCATTTCCGTGTCTCCGTAATCCGATGATTAGATGTTCCGGGGTGCTTACCTTCGTGGTTCATCCACACGGCGAAGGCTCCGGTCATTGCACCAGTTACCACAGATACTAAACCAGCCTGTGCTGCACTGGGATCTTGTAAGGACATGAACCACTCGACTACACGCCAACTCATTAGCGTCATTACGAGCATCATAAATCTTGGTAACAGCTTCCATTCGAGTATCTTTTCTGCAGCCATTATTTCTTACCGAAAAACTTAGTTGCAGCGCGGGTTCCAAAGGATGCAGCTACAATTGTTCCTAATGTATACTGATAGTACTGTGGCATTGCCTCTAGAGCAGTAAATCCATCAGATACAATCTGTCTTCCCCAGTCACCGCAGAATGCAAGAATAAGTGGAATTGAAAACAGAACTGTGAGCCACTCGTCTTTCCAAGAATTTGCAGAAGCATCTGCCATCTTCAAGTCCCAGTCGATTTCGCCGGTAGCTTTCTTTTCCATGATGACAGCTTCAGCTTTTGCTTTTGCTACCTTTGCACCGGTTTCGGCTTTGGTCTTTTCAACCTTACCTTCTAGCCACGTTCCGGCTAGGTTTGATATTGGTCCGATTAGGGCTGCTAACATTTCCATCTCTTTCGTGCTTGACGCAAACGACTGTTAGGGTTTGCTGCTGCTTTAGGAAACTTCTTCATCTGTCCGGCTGAACGTGCACAGAAAGATTTGCGACGTTTAGCATCTTTGCTTCCGGGTTTTACCTTACCCGTAACAGCAGTTTTTAGCTTGCTACCGGGGTTCTTTTTCTTATATTCTTTTACCCCTTTAGCAGTCATTCCTGCACCAGACTTGGTAGGGCGGTAGTTTGCACCCTTGCCACTGGTTGTTCTTTTTATCGGTGTTTCCTTTTTACGAGGCACTTTTCTTTTTCCTCTTTTTGCCGGAAGCAGTAACAGACCATTTTACTTTGCTTGGTCCTGTCTTCTTAGCTGCTTCTTTCTTTGTAATCTTTTTAGCAACTTTGGCAGGTCTACAGGCCGGATAAGGACGTTTCTTTTTTTCTTTACCAGAACGACCACATTTTTCTCCGGTCTTTACATCCCGCCAGTCTTCCTTGAACCATTTAGTTAAGCCGCCTTTAGGTTTAGCCATTAGGCGTACGTCCCGCCACGTTTCTTGTAAGTCTTAACTAACCAAGCATTTGCGTATGCGCTTGGATAAACGTCAAACTTACGTTTAGCTTCAGCTTTTACTTTTGCGTATAAAGCTTTGTTTTTAGGTGTAGGACTTTTTGACTTCTTAGCTGCCATAGTGTATTTACCCCCGGCAAAGGTTATTGCTTATAACATAAATTATAATAGGTGTCAAGGGGGCAAGTTGCCCTGCCCCCCGACAATTAGTTAGGCAAGTGTGTCTACTACACCACGAACAAGTGCTTCTGGACGCAGAACTTTGCGACCAAACACATGCAAGCCACGAACGATGTCGCTGAAGGTGTCGGTTGAACGAACAACTTCTGTCTTTGCAATGTGTGAAGCAGTTGCTACGGCTGACATGTGACCAGCCAAGCAGATTGACTCACCGTCGCCACCAACAACACCAGTCATTGAAACGGCATCAGTTTGACCTGCTACCATTGCAGTTGACTTGTAGCAAGCGAAGCCAGCAATGTTGCCCTGCATAACAAGACCGTTACGCAGTGGTGAAGTACCGTCACCAGTCACCTGTACTTCTGAGAACTTTGCACCGGCTGCGAACAGCTTTGAGTAGAAAGCAGGAGAAGCTACGAACCAACGGTTCTCTTCAGGAACTG